CCGGGACAATGGACCCCCCCCTTTAGGGGGGGGGTTCCAGAATGTCCCGGTATGTGTCCCTCGCCGCCGGTCAAATTGTCCCGATTTGTCCCGATTTGTCCCGGCATGTCCCGGTCACTTTTGGGGGCAAATAGTGATAGTTGATTGCGCGCGATTACCATTTCAGACTGCCCAGACCGTGTCATGATGCACCCCTATTTGGCTCTTTTGGGCAAGCCCATCGGCTGCCCGGTTGAATGCTTTCTTCTTCGCCTCATGGCTATCGGCGGTTGAACGCGCGAAGAACGTCTCACGCCATGCGTGTTTGCTTGTGGCGACGGTCACGCCCGCTTGGGCGGCCTGGTAAGGCACCGGGACGGGCTGTGTGGCCATCACGTCATGCAGGATGCGCAGCGCCATGGCCTCGCCATTGGTCAGGCTGATGCGCGGCTTGGCGGGGCGGTCATCGGTCGCCTCCACCACGCATGACGTGACCGGCTTGCCGCGATGGTTTAGGCCCAATTCCACGCGCTTGAGCGTGAAGCCAAACACGCCGTCGATCTCCAGCTCGCGCTGCTTGGTCACCCGGGCGATGGATGGGCTGTCGTTATCGGCGCGGCTGATCTCGATCTCGGTATCGGTTGCGGCGCGCAGCAGGCTATGGCCTCGGGCGCCTTGGGCTTGGTCTTTGCCTGAATGGTGTATCCAGGCCACATGCGCGCCGGTCGCCTGCCGGATACGGTCGGAATTGGCCACCAGGGCGCCCATATCCTCCGGGGAGTTTTCGTTGCCGCCGGCCATGGCCCGGCTCAGGGTATCCATGACCACAAGCCCGACTGGGATGGCCATGCGGGCGGCGGCCTCGGCTATGGCGTCAATCAGCCGGGACGTGTCAGCATTGGGGTCAAGTAGGTTTAGGGAAACCGGGATAATGGCGAAAGGGATTTCCTGCCCGGTTAGACCGCACGTCAGGGCAAAGGCTGCCACGCGGTTGGCGATGCCGTGCGCGCCTTCCATGGCGCAATAAATCACGCCGGCCTGTTCAACCTCGCGCCCGCGCCATTCCAGGCCCAAGGCAACGTGCAGCGCCAGGTCCGCCATGAAGAACGTCTTGCCGCAGTTTGATGGCCCATAGGTGACTGACATGGCGGCCTTGATCAGCAAACCCTCAATGAAATCCTCAGATTTCAGGGCAGGCTTCACGTCTTGGAAATAGATCAGCGGCAAGCCGGTGGGCTTAATGTCCGGCGCTACCTTCTCAGGCTCTAGGCCTATGTCCGGCTCCGGTTCTGCGCTCCAATGGTCCGGCGGCGCGTCTCTGGGCGGCGGCTCCGGGCGCGTCTCGCGGTATTCCTCCACAATGCGGCGCACCAAGCGCGGCGGCGCTTCGCGGGGCTTTGCCATGCCTGCCCGGAATGCGCCGGCAAGGGTTTTCTGCGCTGCTGGGTAATCCTCGCAGCGGTGCCGGATGCCGGCCAGCGCCGATGCCAGCGCAGCAAAGGCCGGTCCCTCAATCAATTCACCGGCTGCGACTAGACCGCCGATGCTAAACGCCGCCCGGTTTAGGGTGTCATGCTTGGCGCCGTCCGGGGCGCTTAGGATCGCCTGGCATTCATTGTCTAGGGCGGTCAGTCCGTAGCGCGTGCCATCGCCGGATTGGCGGGGCGCGGGTGCCGGGCGCGGGGCTTCTGGCGCCTTGGGCGGGTCTATCAGATCTAGCAACCATGCCGGGGCGGGCGCGGGCGCCATAGCCTCATCCACCAGATAGCCAGGACTTGGGGGCGCGATAATATACCCGCCGTTGCCGCGCACGTCCACGCCAGCCGCGATCCGGCCCGCGCTGTTGCGGATGATGCGGCCTTGCGGCATGGCGAAAAGCAGGTGAACGCCACCGGATCGTGTCTTGTGCCGGCGCGTGTCCGGTAGCCGGTGCTGGTTTGCCGCAAGCCATTCCAGCCCGCCGCCGCCGTTCTTCACGTCAAGGTCAAGCGCAAAGAACCCGGACGTATCGCCTGTGGGGACGCCGATCATGGCCGCGCCTGGGCTGGCAAACTGGCGCTGGATTTCCACCGCGTCATGCGTGGCGTCTTGGAACCCGTGTTGCGTCACCGGGCGCTTGTCAGGCCCGCAGGCAAAGACCGGCAAGCGCATTTCCTGGGCAAGCCATAGGGCGCTTTGGGTTAGGCTCATTTCTTGGCGCCTTTCCGCTTCCATGTCTCAAAATGCGCCTCGCGCTCCAGCGCTTCTACCGGGTCAGGCACGCGCTCCGCAAGGTTGCGGGCGAAGCGCTCATAGAAGGCCAGGCGCTCTTCTAGGGTGGATGGGACGGGTTCAGACATAAAAATACCCCTTGACAGATAGGGCCAATGGGCCTAAGTCATGCGTATGTTCAAGCCCGCCACCCGCCCCGCCCTTCCCGCCGATGCAATCGGCTTCATCGCTTGCCGTGACGACCGGCCCGAACGCTTGGCGCTGTTCAAGGCTGACGGCAGCCTGTCGAACACGTTCCGCATTGACGAAACGATTGACACGCTGCGCCCTGCCTTGGCGGCGGCTGGTATGACGGTTGACGCGCAAGGCATTGTGCGCCGTGTCGCCTGAGCAATTCAGGGAAGCGATTGCCGCGCTTGGCATGTCGCAACGCGCGGCGGCAACGGCGCTTGAGGTAAATGAGCGCACGGTGCGGAAATGGGCGCTTGGTGAGCGCGCCATTCCTGGCCCGGCTAAGGTGGCGCTACGCTGCATGGCGTTGCTCCGATGCGGCAATGCGCTGGCCAATCCACCGCATTACCGGCACGGCCATGGAATTTCCTAGCGCCTTGTAGCGCGGGCCATCGGCGGCAGGTTTCCCGCGATTGGGGACTAGCGTGTAGTTGTCTGGAAAGCCTTGCAAGCGCTCGCACTCGCGCGGGGTCAGGCGGCGGACGGCGGCGGCAGTTGCCACGGCTTGCGGTTGCCCGCCACCAGTTGGCGACTGTTTTGTAAGGGTTAGCGCGCAATCATTGTTATATTTTGGTGTTTGCTCTGTGGTGAACGCCATCGGCAGTAATGTTTCGTCAAGCGGATTTGCCGCATGGCCGAAAGACAAAAGCGTTTTAGCTATGACCGGAATAAACGCGCCGTTATTATCTAAGTCGGTAGTGCGGAAGCCGCCGCTTTGAGAGCTTCCTCCACGCGTTCCGGCAATACCTTTCCCCGCTTCTCGGCGCGGCGCAGGATGCCCTTGCAGGCTGTGGCGCTCAAATAAAACCGCTGCGGCACGTCGCCAGTCTCCAAGGTATCCGACAACGAACAAACGGCGGCGGCGCTGGGCCACTCCAAAGTATTGAGCGTCAAGAACTCGGTAGGCGATGCCATACCCGAGTTCCACCATGCCCCCGAGTATGGAACCAAAGTCCCGTCCGCCATTACTTGACAAGACGCCGGGGACGTTCTCCCAAACCAGCCACTTGGGCCGTGTTCGGTAAGCAAGGCGGAGAAACTCGAGGGCCAGGTTGCCACGGTCATCGTCCAATCCGCCTCTGAGTCCTGCAACTGAGAAAGATTGACAGGGGGTCCCTCCAACAAGAAGGTCAATTGGTTCATATTCGTCGCCCTTGATCGTGGTAAAATCGCCATGAAGTGGAACGTGCGGGTAATGGTGTGCCAGCACGGCGCGCGGGAACGGCTCAATCTCGGAGAAGAATGACGCCTGCCAACCTAGCCCATGCCAAGCTGCTGTTGCTGCTTCAATGCCGGAACAGACGGACCCGTATTTCATCTCACCGGCCATCCCCATTCCTGCAACACCATCACCGCGTCATCCTGCGACCGCACAACCGCCACGTCATGGCCCATGCGGCGCAGCATGGCGAGGCAGTCATCTTGCGCGGCTGACGTGCGGCCTTTCTCGGCCTTCACCTCAAGGAACGCCACGCGCTTGTCAGGCCCGACAAGCGTCAGGTCAGGCCAGCCCGTAATCATGCCTTCTGCCTTTAGCATCCTGCCGCCAATCACGCTGCGCCGTCCCGCATTGGGCGAATGATGACACACCACGCCAGACAGGGCCAAGCGGCGCTTAATGGCGATCTGGATAGCACGCTCTGGCGCGGCGCGGGTCATTTGCTGCGCTCTTTTCCATCAATAATGTCTTTAACGCTTTGCTGAATCAACGCCAATGCGAAATTGCTTTCCGCTAATTGCTGCTCCAGCCGCACCGCATATTGAACCGCTGTCGCCATGTCTGGCAAAACTTGCTCAATTGCATCAAGCATCAATTGCACTTGCGCCGTGCGATGTTTCATAACTGATTTAGCTACTGGTCCCGTCCATTGCGGCTCCTCGCCATAGCGAGCCACCGCAATTTTCATCAAAAGATCGTAACACTCACATGGCTTGTCGCCGCGCTTATCGCGGGCTGAAAATGTAAACTCGGGCTTTTCGCTCATTCTTCATCCCTCACATGCTGATACGTGACGCGGTTCCGAATATTGTAAATGACCGTATCGGACACGCCGTAATACTGCGCCAGCACCGGCCCCGGTATTAGATTGACGCGAATTTCCCGCACGTCATCATCAGATAGCTTGCGGGCGCGCTTGGGGACGGCGCGGGTCATTGGTCGCGCTCCACATGCCGATAGCTAAGGCCCAAACGTATTCTACGAATTGTCGGTGGGGTAACTTCGTAATGCTTTGCAAGCGCAACGTCTGTTGATCGCGTCCTGAGAATTTCCCGCACTTGTTCATCAGTCAGCTTGCGTAAAGCTTCATTGCCTTTCTCGGCTGCAATCAGCCTATCCAACAGCTTCAGCATATCCGCCTTCGCCACCATAACCACAACAGGCCCGGCTTCCACAAGCGCGCGGTATTCGTCTGTTGTCATTGGCTCCTCCTCCGATATTCCGCCTGCGCCACACATTCAGCGCCGTGCAAAGACTGCCCTTCGCGCAGCCAAAACCGCGCCATGGCCTCGGCTTGCGCGCATGTGCGGGCAATGACCACGTCCTGATAACAGGGCGCCTCGCCACCGCAGATCAGGAACAGGAATATGAAGGCGGGCTTCATTGCGCTACCGCATCCCGGAACATATCGCCCTGGCGCTGCGCTTCTTCTATGCGGCGGCAGGCTATGTCGAAGTAGCGCGGGTCGATCTCAATCCCGATGAACGGATGGCGCATCTGCATTGCCGCCACGCCTGTTGAACCGCTGCCCATATAGGGATCAAGGATCACGCCGCCGGGCGGCACCTTGGCCTTCT